ATACCGAACTCTACAATTTGTTGTAAGATGTTATTAACCTCACCTTCTATCACTGGTAGAGCCTTTGCAATCAATTCATATGATACACCATCCCTCTTAACTGCATCTAAATAATATTCGTAGATTTGATATTGTTCTTCTAATCCTTTAGCTTCTTCCATTTTTTGAGTAATGGTAGTTATATAAGAATTTGCTTTTGCAATATCACCATTAACTTGCAATAGGGTAGAATTAATATTTCTTAAATCTTTTGTTACACTTGCTAATTGAACTTTAATAGTTTCAATTTGTCCATTCAATACATTGTTATTTTGAATGTTTGCTTCGTTGGCGTGGTATCTTACAATATCCATTTCAACCGCCGTTAATTGTGCTTCGTATAATTCTTTTTGAGTAATCATACCATTAAACTCTAAAGTTCTATTGGTATGTGCTTGAACTCCCTTTTGTATTTTAGCTTTTAAATCAACTACTTCGTTATATTGTTTCTCGATACCTTCCATTGTATCTAAAGTTTGTTGAATACCTGTACAATCTATTAGGGCTTGATTTACTATTTCTTGTAATTGAGGTAATGCATTTTTTGCATTTGTTGCATCTTTTACAAAAGTATTATCACAACAGAATTTACAATTAGGGTCATATTCATGTTTATCCAAATGTTTAATCTTTTCTTCTGCTAAACTCAAATGTAATTTTGCAGTATCATATACTTTAGTTGCTTCTAATAACTTTGATTGTTCTGTTTTATAATTAGAATATACAATTTCTATATCAATACCATTAGGAGTTGCTTTTTCAGCCAATAATTTTTTTAGTTCTACTACCTTACCAATAATATCACTAATATTGGCCACTTTAACAATACTTAATTCTTTTAATTCCTCTAAACTATTTTCTAATTTTTCCTTTTTAGTATTCAAATCATCAATATTCAAATTACCATCCATTGGAACTAATTGAGCTGATAATTCAGTTATCTTTTCATTTAATTCATCTTGTCTATCTTCGTAACTTTCTTTCTCAATTTCTAATTCTTCATACTCATCATTAAGTTCTTCTAATTTAGTTTCTGCTGTTGCTAACTCTGATGTAAAATCAGTTCTCTTAAAGTTTCTTAATAAGACCTGAACTTCTTTAATATCCTCACTTGCTAAATCATATAACTTATCGAATACATTAATACCCATAAACTGAGCTAATAAATCTTTTCTTTCTGATTGTGATTTATCAATGAATAGGGAATTGTTTCCTTGTAAAGATAATGCAGTTAATACAAAATCTTCATACTTTCCTAAATAACTTTCGATTGCTTTATCCGTATCCCTTCTTTCGTTTCCATTTAGAGAAATCATTTCATCACCCTCCAATCTCCAAAAGTTTACATCTACTTTAACTGTGTCACCCTTCTTAGCTAATTTAGCAGTTCTCTCAATAAAGAATTTCTCATCATTGATTTCAAATTCTAACTTACACTTAAATTCTGTTTTACGATTGTTTAAGATATTAGCTGCTTTGAATGCTCTACTACTCTTATCAAATATACAAAAAGATAATGCATCGAATAAAGAAGATTTACCCGCGGCATTTGGAGCGAACACACCCATTAACCCTTTCATATTATCAAAGTTAACGATATTGTTCTCACCATAACTGAACATATTATCAAACTCAAAACGAATTGGCTTCCAAGTTATATTCTTAACTAAATCTTCATCTGTAAGTTTCTTATTTAATTTAGTATTCAAATCTTCAATCTTACCTAATGTTTCGGCATCTAACATATAGTTTCTACCTAAATAATCTTTGATAAGACCGGCTTGATATTGAGGGTCATTTACATTACCTACATTCAACTTACCATCTCTATTGCCTGTTCTTAAACGAGCTAATGTATCGGTACGAGTAATAGTAAACTCATCTACTTTATATTTCTTTTTAATTTCAGTAGTAACTCTTTTCATATCTGCGGCATCTGTCTTTGAAACCAACACTCTTAATCTTGGTTTAACAGGCATATCAGTTACATCAGGTACAATACCATTCTCTACATGTAAAGTATAATAACCATAATCATTTGGAATATCTACATATTCAACTGATAAATCACTAATATTCCAAATAGCATAACCATGTTCAGTTAATTTCTCACCATGATTTTGCTGAATAAGGGAACCAGGATAAACTACTTTACAACCATCTGGGGAAATCATAGTTTGTCTTTTATGAATATCACCTAATAAAGCTAAATCATATCCATCAAACATTTCAGTTGTAAAATGTCTAGAAGAAATATGATAACCTACATCAGTAGTTGCATCTAAAATTGGTCCGTGAAATAATGCAATATTTGTAGTATCTGATGTAATTGGTTCAAACTTCCAATTTTCTTTATCATCAAAAATAGAAAATAAATCAAATCTTACACCCCCATAGGTATAAGATTGAGTATCTCTTAAATAAGTTAAGTTAGGTAAATCTAATGCTTCTACAATTGGACTCAATACATCCAATCTACCAACATTGTTTAAATTACAATCATGGTTTCCAGCAATTAGAATAGTAGGACATAATTCACAACACTTCTTAAGAAAATAATTTATTTCGTTAAGAAGCTCCGGTGACATTTCTAATTTAGCGTGAGCCAAATCTCCAGCTAAATAAATAAGGGAATCTTCAGTTCCCCTCTTTTTAATGTCTTCAAATAATCTATTAAAAACTTCTCTATATTCCTGGTGTCTTTTTAAGTTTCTAATGTGAATGTCTGCAATGTGATAAATTCTTTTTAATTTATTCATTTCTTTTTTATTTTAATGAACTACTATTAAAAGATAATAGTTTTTCTCTTATTAAGCTTTCCCAACTCAAAGTTACGGAATTTTTCTGATATTTCAAAATATTTGAGAAAGAATTTTCACCCGCATCTTTACCATCTAACTTAATGTTTTTAACTGATTTTACATATGATTTAATTTTATCATATAATACTAATGCATCTTCTTGTGCATCATTATCTAAACAAATGTAAACATCTGGTTTAGTATTTTTCAATGCACCCATTAGTGTTTTCTGAACAAACTTACCTAAAAGTGGAATAGCATTACGCTTCAGAGCTATAGCATCAAATACACCTTCACATAAAGTAATAGGTTGCGACCAATCAATTTGATTAGCAAAAACTATAACATCTTTAGATACAGGAGGATTTTTATACTTTTGTTTCTCATCAGGAAATATACTTCTTGCTATAAAATAATTTAATTGATTTCTACTATCATATGATGGAATAATAACTCTACCAGCATATAAACCCTTAGCACAGAATCCAATATTATATCTAATAATATGTTTTTTAGTTATGCCTCTTTCTTTAAGATATTTTATAGCATGCCCTTCAATTGGATTCTTTTTATCTATTTTCAGTTCTAATGCTGACTTAAATTCTGTTGGTAATAATAATTGTGATGTGTTTTCAGCTTCTTGTTCTTCCTCTTCTTGCCAAAGTTTATCTAATAATTCCTTAAGAGTTCCTGTCCAATCATCTTTCAATTTACGACGGGTTTCTTCACTAATACCACATTTAGACAATAAATCATTTAGGTCTAAATCACTCATTCCAATCTTCTTACCTAAATAAATAAGATTACCGCCGGCATTACAAGTCCAACAATGAAACTTATGTGTTTTATCGTTTATTTGTAATTTTGGTTTGTGATGATGACAGAAAGGACAATGATATGCATACTCATTTTTCTTAAGAGCTTTGCTTGGTCCTATGTATTTATCAAAAAGTTGTATTATCTCCATATATCAAATATACGGAAATTAGTCGAAATTACCAAATTATTCGGTAAACCATTCATCTGGTATTACCTTATCGGAATACTTAAACCCATTTTTATCACACCAATCTGCATAGGTAGTTTTAGAATTTTTGTTAATTTTATTCTTTGAATTGGTAAATACAAAACGAATATCTAATTGAGGGTTTTGTTCTTTAACTAATAAATGTTTCTTTCTATCAGCTATTACAAATCTACCTTTCGTTTCTATCCTGATACCATTAGGTAACTTAAAATCAGGATGATAAGTATGAGGTGAAGCAGGTATGATATAACTAACTTTTTCGGTTTCATATTCTACTTTAATTCCTTTACTCTCTATTTGTTGGGAAACTGAATCTTCTAAACCACTTTTAAAACCATTCTTTTTTGCTACCCAACCACTACTTTTTGTAACTTTTTTCTTTGCCATTATTATTGTCTAGGAGTAACGTCTTCGTAAGTTTTCTTTGGAGTATATGGTGCAGTTGAATTACCATTTAAATCCTTTTTATCTAAAGTAGTTGCAGTTAAATCGAATTGTGAAGGATTACCTTGTTGTTCATTAGGTATAAATCCAGATGTTTTAGCATTATTACCAATTTTATCTGCTATTCCACTTTTATTGTATGTATCTATTATTGCCATTGTATTTTGTTTAATATAAATATAATTATTTATTTTATTTCGTAATCTTCTCTTTTAAAATAAAGTGTTTCAATATCAATATTAGTATTATAATGATATATTTGATATGGATTTGGATTATCACCTAATTGCCAAAATCTATTTTCTACATCAGTTCTAACATCTCTCTTACCTATTGTAGTATTAATTGTTTTTGCATATTTACCAGTAACTACCCAAAAATTACCCATCATATGAAAATGTCCAGGTCTTTTTTGTTGTTCCCAATCATACATAAATTTAGTAACACCATAGATATTATGTTCGGTGTTATTAAGAATTTTTATTACATCATCTATTCTTTCTAATAAAAAATAGTTCATAAGTTGTCTCCATGAAACCATTCTTTTATATTTTTCGGTATCGTTTATATGTGTTATACCTTTAGTATGAAAATACATTATTATATCATCATCATTATATGTAACTTTATCACCTTCTAGTAAATCTAAAGTAACCCATTCAGAATGACAATCTTTAATATCCCTAACTATACATTTTTTTGTTTTTAAATATTCTAAAACATCATTTAATGAATTTTTATGATTACT